GCACGCCAACGTCGTCATCACACCAGAGGACCACGAAGATTTTCTCTTCGACATCCAACACCAGTTTGCCATGAATGGACACTGCGTCGTCGTCGTGAACGCGTGTTGCGACTATGGGTACATCCTCGACGCGCTCAAAGTGTACAACGTCGACACAAAAATCATCCGCCCCGATGCCATCTTGGACGTGTCCACGCCGTGCGTGTACGACAACATCCTCTGCTCGCGCATCTCCAGGGAGGCGTGCGAACACGTCGAGCTTCGAAAAAATTTCGTGTGCGACGCGGGTCGCATCATCCCGTACGCCTTTTATCCCGAAACTTTATTCTCCATAAAATTTAATGTTGTATAAATACATATGTCTCTTCAGAGCACTCCCCTACTTATTGCAATTGGCTTGGTTTCAATCGCGGGTCTTATTACCCATGATAACTATGACTACTTTGGCGGCTTTGAAAACTTCGTCAACGGCCCGTTCGTCTTCGGCATCGCCATCCTCCTCCACAGCGTCTTCGGTGCCTCAGGCGTGACCGAGAAGCCCAAGGTTCTGGACGCGTTGACGGAAAATGTCTTTTTCAAATTCTTCACGCTCATCCTCCTCGCGTTCGCCGCCGTTCGCGATTTCGAAGACACCATTTTCGTCACGCTCATCTTCCTCAGCCTCACGCAGTTGTTGCGCACGAAGGAAGAACGCGAACGTCACCCTACCATCCTTTGATGAGTTCAGAGCGAGGGACCTTTGGGTATTGTCTTGAAAACACGTCTTGGTCGTCGTGCGGGGCGTGTCCTATGGTCGACTTGTGTCTTCGGTCGATGGCGATGTATTTGCGCATGTCCTTGTAGTACACGCGCGCACCCGCCTTGATGATGTCCTCGAATTTCATGTCCACGTGATTGTTCATCGGGAGAAATAAGGGTGCATACTTTTGCATGTTCGGAACGTGCATGAGATAACACTTCGTGCTCGAAATCCACAAGACGCGTCCCTTGTCCCGTCCAGGGCGGGGCAGATAGTTTAGACAATGAAAGAAACACGCTTCGAAGTCGTCACCCTTCTCTTTGATGAACTTTTCAACCTCGTCATATAACCTTGGCGATTTCACGATGACATTGTCTTCGAACACGAGAATGTATTTATGTCCTGCATCTCGTGCGCGTGTCCAAATGTCAAGGTGTCCCATCTGGCACCCGATGGCACCGAGGTTGAAATACGTAATGTTTGGACGCACCACGTTCGAGTCGTAGTGCATCTCCACCGCCTTGTCGAAGAATTCGGGCTGCACGTGATGCTCGAACTTTCGGGCAGTCTCCACATCTCTGGTGTCCTGTCCATACACCACACGAACCTCTGGTCCGCCCGTGTTGTGCGTGAAAAATTTCTCTCGTCTCTCGTGTTCTTTCGGTAAAGTCAAGAGGTACGTCTCGTACGACCACGGACGTTCGCGACGTACAATCATCAACACAAGCAGCGCTAATATTATGACAATCTCGAACATATATTATTAGTTAAAGAATAAAATCTTTATAATGGTATAGCTCACGTGGTGTAGTGGTTTATCACTTTGGACTTTGAATCCAACAACCCAGGTTCGAACCCTGGCGAGAGCTGTCCCAGCCTTAGCTCAGTTGGAAGAGCAACTGATTGTAGTCGTTATCAAAGCTCAGTGGGTCACTGGTTCGAATCCAGTAGGCTGGACTTTTCCGTCTTAACTCAATCGGAAGAGTGTGAGGCTGTTAACCTCAAAGTACTGGGATCGAAACCCAGAGACGGAGACATTTTTTAAAAAAAAATACAATCCTTTTTTTAAAAAATGTTTAGGTTCCTCTTCGGCACGGGCCCCGACCCAGGTCCTCCTCGACCACCACCGAGACCAACGATGCTCATCCAGGCTAGGAATGAAGTCGGGGAGGTCGTGCTGCTGGAGGTTCCGGCACCGGTCAAAAGCGATGTACATCCAAGATTATTGTCACCCGTCTCCCGGAGCTGGTCTTTTCGAGACTATGATAGCGGGCGTGGTCGAAAATGAACTCGTCAGATGTTTTGTGCACGTGTGCGTCGTGCCACGTGTGAAGTGTACAATCTCCTGAACCCTCGAGGGTCATGTGATATCGAAGTTGTAAATTACTCTCCGCCCGATGTGGGGCGATGGACATCGGACCCTCGATGACAGCGATGACCCCGGTCTCCTTATCGATGCATGGAATCGTATCAATGATGCTTTGTAAAATGGGGAAATCGCTGACTTTGTAATAATAATATCCTGTGTTTTTTGGAAACCATGGGTCCATGTCATGGAAATAATGTTTCTCAATGTTTCGCTCCGTCTCTACAAATTCCTGTCGTATCGTTTCGAAATAGAATGTCATGGGCCAGAGGTCAAAGCGCGGGTGCTCGCCGTGGCCACACAAGAGGTCCACCAAGGTGTTTCGCATCCCAACCAGGGGGCGCCATGGATTTTGAAAATACAAAATGTCCAGAGGGGGTTTACAAAAGTCCCACGTGACCAGGGCCACGGGAATCACCCACCACATTAATTTCTTCGTAGATTATAAAAATGCCTGGATACAGACGCTCGATGTACACCGCACCCGAACCGACCGAGGACGCGCCTGACCTCAGCGCGCGTTTCTTCGTGCCGACCACGGAGGAACTCGTCATGTTAGCCATAATCCTCATCCTCTTCTTGAGACGCAAGCAAATGAACCAAATGACCTACGGCGCCGCCATCGCCGCCCTCGTCGGCCTCTACGCCTACCGCCGCGTCGAAAAAGTTGAAAAGTACTGCTCAAAGTGTATGATGATGTAAAAAAAATATACACACACATCAAGCATGAAGGTGCGTCTCATCAAAAGTCCCAAGGCGAACAAAAAGTTTCGCGCACTCTTCGTGGACTCTGGAAAACACGTGGACTTTGGTGGTCGGGGGTACTCGGACTACACGATTCACAAGGACCGAGAGCGCATGCAGAGGTATCTCGTTCGCCATAGACGACGCGAGACGTGGTCGAAGGCGGGCGTGTACACGCCGGGGTTCTGGTCGCGATGGCTCCTATGGTCACGACCCAGCCTCGATGGGGCGAAACGCGTGATGGCGCAAAAGTTTGGCATCATCATCACATAAAAATAGTGTCACATATTTCATTAATGACATCGTCGTGGAGAGCCGCAACCCTCGAGGAACTCCAAAACATCGTCAGAGACGTCATCCTCCCTGAACTCGTCCAGTTGAGGCAGGAAGTCTATCATCTACGTAAACACACATGGCCTCACGTGCAGGCGTCGAAGGAGAACGGCGCACAGCTCGGTGACATGGAGGCGAAGCGTGAATTCTTTAGCAACCTGTGCGATGAGGATGTTAAAGAATTGTTGGCTTTAAAGGCGAAAAGTGCAAAGACCATGGGTCTCTCGGCGCTCGAATACGACCGCATTAAAAAAAATCATCGGTCCGATACATCTTGACGTTGTACGTGCCATCCTTACCGAGGACCGACACGCTCTCCTCGCCGTAGAATTCCGGGCAGCCAATGTCTTCAGTGCACTCGCGGTCGTTGTGCGTCACGGGGACGGGGTACATTTGTTCACCCGACGTGGTCGTGTAGTAATTGTAGCGGTCTCTGTGCCCCCTGGCTTCCTTCCCATAGAGGGGCAGGGTTTCGTTGTTGCCGTTCACCAACAAGCCCATCTGTTGCATGTGCCCTGGTTTGTACTTTTTGATGGGCGGCCCTCTGTACTCAGGCGCGCGTCTCGGGGGTTCCACTGGGACCGGAACCGCCACGGGGACTTGGACCTCGGTCTCCACAGGGACCAAGACCTCCTGTGGGTTGTACCACATGTACGCGACCGCGAGGACCAAGACGACGATGGTGACGTACATGACTCGCGTTTTGTTTTTATTCTTCATGTATAATAATAATGGTTGAGAAAAGAAAAGCGCCGACACTCGTGGAAAGCATCCGTACCAAGAAAGCCCGAAACGACGAAGCCGTGCGACTCGCTTTAGAAATTCGAAACAAACGCAAACGCAACGCCACGGAGGCGCAGTTGCGTCGCAACATGGAGGCGCTCGAAAGAAACGCGAAGCGCATGCAACCGGCGATGCAACCGCGCGTGCGAGAAATGCTCAAAGAGCGCGCCAAGCTCGCGTACGTGCGCGTCCTCGACAAGGTGATGCGTCAAACGGCGTACACGGCGACGGATTTCAAATATTTGGGGAAAATCACAAAGGCGTACAGAGACCAAAAGTGGAGTGCGCTCAGTGAGTTCATCAAGGAATGGGAGCGTGCACTGAAGCGACGGGTGTGTGCGATGAAGAAGACGGACATGCAGCGCATCGCTCGAGGCATGAACATTGACGTCGCCCAGACTAACGTGCGAAAGACGATTTGTGCCAAGATTAAAAATAAATTGTGAGTGTATTATAATACAAAATGTCCCAGCAAGAGAGGTATAATCGAATGATTCGCAATTTGTCAAACTCGAAAACGCTCTACAACTTTCAACAAAAGCTCGCCACGTACAAGAACAACAAAGAACCCAACTACGTTCGAGCGGTGTTGAACACGCGACCGCTGCTTTTCGCGCGCGTCTTGCGTGCGTACACGCAGCTACCCGAGAAGATGAAACAATTTGGCATCGTCATCGTTCGCGATGTCAACCAAAATTCGTCGCCGCGTCTTCTCTTCGATGCGTTGAAAAAGTTGGAGGCGTTGAACACAATGGCGCGTCGTGGTTCCCCGGCGCTGTCGATGTTGACGAAACCTAGCGAACCCATCAATGCACCAAAGTACACGATGGAAGAGATGGTGAACGACCTCAGCAAGTCGAACAATTTTTCCTCCTATGGAAAGAAGATGGTCTTGTACCAGAATCAAAAGAATTACTCCAAAGCCCTCGTCAAGGCGAAGGCGAAAGTCGCTGACCGCGTGCGCACGCTTTACGAGCAATTGTCCGAAAACCAACAGAAGAAGGTCAACGCATTCGTAGACGTGAACGCGGCGAAGAATAAAAACGCAAACCCGGTGCTCATGTTTAACGCGTTGCGGGAGATGCGTCGATTCCGAAGTCCTCGAAATCAATCTTGGAGGTTTGAGTAAATCTAAACGTGTCGAAGAAATGCACGGATTTTTTAAAGTTAAAGTACACAATCATACACACCGCATCACCAATATCGTGCTTTCGTTCGTAGGGTACCTCGCGTCCGATGTACTTTTCAGCGATACTGGTGGTTCGTTCTTTCCTCTGTTCGTACGTCAAGTGTCTGATGCCGAAGTGCGCGTGCAACGACACGGGATTCACGAGCGTCACCTTGTCTCGAAACATGTAATGCAGCAGGACCTCTATGTTTTGAAACCCACCAGGGGGTTGTCTCTCCACGAGGATGTATTCGGCGTCATCGAACATCTGACGATAGTCGTGAACCATCAGTGGCACTAAGTCGACGATGTCATTGGAGTGAATGTATTTGTAATCCGCCAGACTCACCTTTTTCATCCACGTCACGTGGACTTTTGCGTTCTCGCACGACGCGGCGACGATGCCCATGTTGTGATAACCAACATCTATGGCGAGCACTTTGTACATGTAATTAAAAGGGAAAACACTCTTTAATTACATATCATGGACCGGGAGCGTGTCATCAAAAGACTGTGTTACATTGGGCAAGCGTTAATTCTTATTGATACGATACTTCGAAAGAAGCTTTTTTAAGTCATCTTCGACGATTTTAAAACGTTCCAATCTGTACTGGGTAAACATCCAAAGGAAAAACAACGTGCTCTTCAAAAGATTGTTCGCGGCGGTGTCATCCATCTTGTACACTGGGGAGACCAAGCGGTGGAAGAAGGTGTCGTTTTTATTTTTCCCAGTCACGTACGTCTCCAACTGCGTCATGGCACACGTGTCGTCGTTCACGCTCCAGTGATAAAAAATAAAGGGGATGAGGATGCTGTACATCTGTAAAAGTCGTTCGTCGTTCACGAATGGAATGATGATGAGAAATAATAACAAAAGTGCGTGAAGTGCGAAAATTATATTCATCTATTCTATGATGGAAAAAGATAAAAAATTGCCCAAAATGTGGCACCCTCAACAGGAAGCCATCCTCAAGGGGTGGGGCGAGAGCGCCGCGTGCTACAGGTACATGCACTACCAGGCGTTCCTAAACTACAGACAATCAAACATGCGTTATACTTTGCCCGTCATCGTGCTCTCCACGCTGACAGGTACTGCAAATTTTGCACAAGAACAATTTCCGGAGGGATTAAAACCCTTCGTCGCACCGAGCATCGGTGGGTTGAACCTCATCGCCGGCCTCATCGCAACCATTGCGCAATTTTTGAAAATCAGCGAACTCATGGAAGCGCATCGCGTGGCCGCGATGCAGTTTGGAAAGTTCTCGCGCGTCGTGCGTCTTGAATTGGGTCTGCCCCTGGTGGACCGAAGTCGCGACGGCTCGGACATGGTCGAACTCCTCAAAGGTGAGTACGATGCGCTCATCGAACAGAGTCCGTCCATTCCCGCATCGGTTCTGATGCTCTTTGAGAGGAATTTCCCATCCGACGAGGACATCACGAAACCTGAAATCATACACATCAGACCCATACAAATGTTCAGTGCCATCACCGAAAACTCGGTGGTGTCCAAACTTAAAGGTCTCATACCGACCGACAAAAGTAAACAAGAACTCGTGAGCGACCTCAAGAAGTTGCGTGGGACCGAGGAACCCATGCCCGCGAAAGTCTATGCGAAAAAGATTGTCGATAGCATAGCGCAGAGACAACAAGATGAAACCAAGAAGGAACTCGAGGAGTTGCGTGGGATGACGAGCGTTTCACAGATGAATCAAAAACTCGAACAGGAACTTAAACATCGCGCCGAACTGATGGAAGTCGCAGTAGAATCAGTACCAGAATCACCAAAAGAATTAGATTAAATATAGCCACACCGCACATGTATGGGAACAATTTCTTTTTTAAAGGATTTAACACCTTGTCCTCTAGAACCTCGACCGCTTGGTCCGTCAAATCTTTTTGTGTATCAGACATATGGATAGGTATCTTAAAATCATCCCACAAAAAAAGAAACCCCCTGATGATGCGACAAATCTTCACCTCGAACGCATCGCGCGTTTAC